TGGCAACGTATTAAAAAACTAAAATTAAAAGGTCAATTATTCCGTATAGAATCTAACACTATTAACGGTATTCCAGATGTTTATTGGTTGATAGATGGTAAAAGTATTTGGATTGAACTCAAGTCTAATGGTGTCAAGAATTTAGGTTTATCTAAGTATCAAATCAACTGGCACTTATCACACCACAAAAACGCTGGGCTATCTTTTATCTTGCGAGAAGACCTCTCGCACAGACCTCGCTCAGAATATCAAATATTCGTGGTTCGTGAACCGAGAAGCGTGAACCATGCCTACTCATCACTCAACTTGATTGACGCAATAAACTTCTTGAAAAAATAAACACGCTACACGCATGACTTAATGACCTTGCCTATGGCAAGGTCATTAACATGGTTCATTAACATTGAACCACTAACCTTGCATATGGGGAATTTTCATTTTCATTAACATTAACATTAGAAAAAAAATAACTAACCTTGCATATGGAGAATTTTCACTTCTATTAACATTAACATTAGTAAAAAAATAACTAACCTTGTATATGGAGAATTTTGACTTTGTTTACATTAACATAAAATCAATATCTGACTATCCATATGGAGATATATAGGGCTAGGGCTAGGGCTAAAAACTTTTTAAAAAAAAATAATTCCAGGACCACGGGCCGGGACTCTTCTATATATATAAAGAATAAAAATAATTAAAAATAATTAAAAAAAGATTTGACAGCTATTACATCCCATGTTAATAAGATGCATTAACCAACTAAGGATGTAAAATGACTAAAAAAATAAGATCTAAAAAAAATAATTTATTTAATTATTTTGCTTGTGATCATAAAGACTTAAGCAAAGATTATTTAAAAAGCTGTAACAATTTTTTTAAAGAAATAAAAAAAAATAACGACCCGTTCGGCTTTAAAAAAGCAATTGATACCAGCGTGATTGATAAGCTTACGCCAAAAGAATTAGACGAAGCAATGGAAGCGGCTGGCCTGGGTTTGAGTCGTGACGACTTCAGCGATGGCGGGGCGGATCTACAGGACCTTAAAGAAATAATAGAGGGGGATCAATCATGATTCATATATCAAAAATGACCGGAAAGCTGGAAGGCTTTCAGGCCATCAGCACAAATACAATTACAAATTCTTATTGTAATAAAAATTATAATAAACAAGATCCGAATAATATTTGTACTTTTTGTTATTCAAACGAGATGTTAAAAACATTTAGAAAAAACATGGCGCCAGCTCTTCAGCGTAACACTGATTTACTAGCGGCTAAGGTTTTGCATCCTGACGGCTTGCCAGTTATAAACAGCGCTTTTTTTCGCTTCAACGCTCACGGTGAATTGATTAACGAAATCAATTTAATTAATTACGTAAATATTGCGATTAAAAACCCGCATTGTAACTTCAGCCTATGGACCAAAAGATACGACATAGTAGCCAAATATTTCAAAAAAAATGATAAGCCTAAGAATTTTATTTTGATTTATTCAACGCCCCGGATCAATCACATCCTGGATAAGATCCCGCCGTATTTTGATAAAACATTTTCAACGGTCCCTGAGTCTCAGCATCAGGACCGGCAAAACTGTACGGGCCAAAAATGCAAGGATTGCCTGTTATGCTATAAGCTGGACACGGTCACCGTGATTGTTGAGAAGGTGAAGACCTACGGCAAAAAGAAATTTAAAAAGGCGGGTTTATAATGGATGCTTTTTTAGCTTTTTTAATTCGCATCGTAGTATTCTTTCCAGGCGTGGTTGGTTTGTTAATAGTCCTGGCCGTCCTTCTTTAGAATAATTCTAAAGAGGGTACAACCTGGAATTGTGTGGATAACTTTAATTTATTTCTTGCTTATCTTATTTACGTGGAATAGATTAACAGAATAAACAATTAACAAAACGGGAAAATAAAATGAGAACAAAACAAATAAAAAATAATAAAATGAATGATGCAACGTATATTTTAAGACGTAAAGTAATTAGTATTTTATACGAAGCTAAAGACCAAGGTATTAAATTGCCTCGAATAAATGTTCGGATCGGTAACCCTACACAAGGGCATGAAAATGTTTTAGGTGTTGGCGGATCTCTAAACATTTGGATCACTGAAAAAGCAATCGATCGAGGTTATAACTACTTGCTTCATGTAGTACTACATGAATTATGTCATGCCGTATTTAACATGGACCATAATGAAAAATGCAAGCTGATGGCATCATCAATTGGTACACCATGCGAGGCCCGTGAAGCGTGGGCTATATTTAGAAAATATAGCTTTAATAATTTTGCTGACACTACTAAAAAAATAACAGTCGCTGAGCGAAATAGATTAAAAAAAGCTTTTTTAAGCTACTTAAAGTAAACAATTTTCCCTAACCCCGGGCCTAACGGCCCGGGTCCCTTAGAGGTACCAGTCAAGATCCAAAAAACAAAAGTTTTTTTTTAACGATTTTCTAACCGTCAATTTCCGACTGTTACTTACTTTACCTTAACATTGCATGCCAGATACATGTAGTGGGTCGCTGTAGAATACAGGGGTTTCTTTTTGGGGGACCCGAGTGTATAGTAAATATAGATGACCGATACAGAATTATTAACCACCGATCAGCTACGAGAGAGGCTCGAAAAAGTGTGGCTTAAACATATAAAATTATGTCAGGATAACTTTTTATATTTTGTAAAAAATATGTGGCCAGATTTTATTTGTAAAACTGATAGGGACCCAGATAGATGGGGGCACCACCAACATATTGCTCATGAGTTTACAAAAATATCAAAAAATAAAAAAGGGAGACTCATTGTTAATATGCCTCCCCGTCATACTAAATCAGAATTTGCATCCATATACTTTCCTGCATGGATGATAGGAAAGAACCCTAAGATGAAAATTATGCAGGTATCACACAATGCAGAACTTTCAGGAAGGTTCGGTGCTAAAGTAAGAAACTTAATTGACAGTCCAGACTATAAACAAATATTTGGAGATGTTAGACTAAGAGAAGATAGTAAGGCAAAAGGACGTTGGGAGACCAATCAAGGTGGGGAATACTTTGCAGCGGGTGTTGGCGGTTCTATCACAGGACGAGGGGCGGACTTACTTATTATTGACGATCCCCACACGGAACAAGATTCAATGTCCGATAGTGCGATGGAGAGAACTTTTGATTGGTACTTGTCTGGCCCCAGACAACGTTTACAACCTGGAGGCTCAATCGTACTTGTAATGACAAGATGGGCTCAAGATGATTTGACTGGTCGATTAATAAAATCAGAAAATGAACCTAAGGCAGATAAGTGGGAGAAAATTTCTTTTCCAGCTCTTTTAGGTGACGAAGAAAATCCGGTACCTGTTTGGCCTGAATATTGGAACCTAGAGGAATTAGAAAAAGTTAAAGCTTCTATATCAATTAGAAATTGGTCTGCACAGTACATGCAAAATCCAACTTCAGAGGAAGGCGCAATATTAAAAAGAGAATGGTGGCAACCGTGGTCCGAGGATCTTCCTGCGTTAAAACATGTCATACAATCTTATGATACTGCGTTCAGTAAAAAAGAGACAGCCGATTACTCAGCTATTACTACTTGGGGAATATTCAAGCCTCACGATGGCTCACCTGATGCTATTATGTTAATTGATGCTATTAAAGGTAAATGGGATTTTCCAGAATTAAAAATGGTAGCGTTAGATCAATATAAGTATTGGAGTCCAGAGACAATTATTATTGAAGCTAAAGCTAGTGGACAAAGTTTATTACAAGAACTTCGTAGAATGGGAATCCCTGTTATGGATTACACTCCAGGACGAGGGCAGGACAAACACTCACGGGTCAACGCCTGTTCTCCTATATTCGAATCTAAACAAGTTTGGTATCCAAGAGATGAACATTGGGCTCATGAAGTTATTGAGGAATGTGCAGCTTTTCCTCATGGAGAGCATGATGATTATGTGGACAGTACCACCCAAGCTATGATAAGATACCGGCAAGGTTCTTTCGTAACTACTTATTCTGACGAGGACGAGGTTGAAAGTTATAAAGAACGTAAATACGTATATTATTAACAAAGGAAAAAATCATGGGACTAAGAAATAAATTAAAGAAAGCCGCTATGACTGGAGCTGCACTATTTGGTGCGTCTAAGTTAATGGGTGCTAAAAAGACAGCCGCAGCTGATGTTGACTCAGGAAGAGGCGGAAAAAGTTCAAGCTCAAAAGCTAGAGAAAAAACTTTAGCAAGACCTTCTAACCTAACTAAAGACATGGGTGCTAGCAGAAGCGTTGGCGATGTTAAAACAGTTAAGCCTAAAGGAAATGAAAAATCAATCTATGTTCAAGATGATGGTTCAATTCAAAAAGGTGATAAACTTTATAAAGATAAAATCACTTATAAAAACAGAGATAAATCTGATAAAAGTTCTTCAAGCGATACAATGACTAGAGCTGAAAAAAGAAAAGCTAAACAAGATGAT